TTCATCAAGGACGGTGGCAACTCTACCCCCGTGGTAGACAGCAAAGGCAACCCGGTCGCAGTTCTGGGCTGTGTCATCCTGACAGCGAAAGGTCCGCTGGAGAAGAAGCTGTACCTATCCGCCTACACCCCCGGGTCCAACGAGGCGCCGGACTGCCAGAGCATCGACGGCGTCACTCCTGACGCTGGCTGCACCCAAAAGCAGGCGGACTCCTGCGCCGGTTGCTGGGCCAACGCCTTTGGCTCCGGTGTCGATCAGCAGGGCCAGCCCACCAAGGGCAAACGCTGCGCCGACATCAAGAAGCTGGCGCTCTTCGCCAACGGCAAGACCTATGGTTACAACGTGCCACCGGGTTCCCTGCAGAACTTCATGACCTACGTCCGCGACCTGTCGGCCCGCCAGATCCCGCTGCCGGCGGTCATCACCACCATCGGCTTCGACCTGGCCCAGCCCCAGATCCAGACCTTCAGCTTCGCTGGCATGCTGACCGAGCAACAGCTCCCCCAGGTTTTCTCCCTGATCGAGACCCAGGACGTCAAGGACATCATCGAGTTCAAGATGCCCTCTGGCCAGAAGGCTCTGGCAGCCCCGGCACCAACCCAGCAGGCCCAGCCCGCGCCCCAGCCTGCGGCACCCGCGAAAGCCAACAGGGCACCGGCGGCAGCGAAGACGAAAGCGCCCCTGGCAGCAGTCCCGCAGCCGGCGGCCGCGCAACCGGACCTCGGCCTGGGCTTAGGGCTCGACCCTGTCGGTGCCAGCACCGAAGAGATCAGTGAGGTAGGCGAAATGAGCGACGGCTACATCGCGGGCCTGCTGGGTCTTCCGGGTTAGTTTCTAAAACAGGGGAGCCTCCTGGCTCCCCTGACTTCACAAAAGGAGAAGTCACATGCAAAAAGATTTCGGAATCACACTACTGCAGATCGATGGTAAGCCCTTCAAGGACAACGCCACCATGCGTACTGTCTGTGTCAACGCCCTGCTCAACGAATACACGGGCGAGACTATCGACGGCGCCACCAAACTGAAACGGTTTAAGCTGGCTGAACGGATCAGTGAGGAGCCGGCGGAAGATGCTGATCCGGTCCTCGTGGACCTGAAAGCGGAAGAGGTCGCGCTAGTGAAAGACCTGGTCGCCAAATGCTACGGCCCTTTGGTCGTCGGCCGGGTCTACGAGTTTTTGGAGGGGGCATGAAAAAGGTTCTGGTCCTCCACCACGACGATGCCGATGGCTTCGGTGCAGCTTTCGCAGCCCACAACGCAATGCCTGACTGCGATGTGACTTTCATTCCGGTCCAGTATGGCCAGGATCCACCAGAACTGGCCCTCACTGGCAACTACGCAGAGGTGTTCATTCTGGACTTCAGTTATAAACGGGAAGTCATGCTGACGCTGCATAAAGTCAACCACGGCGCACTGCTCTGCATCGACCACCACAAGACCGCACAGGCAGAACTGGAGGGGCTGGACTTCTGCCGTTTCAATATGGAGAAGAGCGGGGCAGTGCTAGCCTGGGAATACTTCATGGACTTCTTAGCACCCCCTATCCTCCAGTACGTTCAGGACCGGGATCTCTGGAAGTTCAAACTGCCCTACTCCAAGGCGGTCAACGCCTACATCGCCACCCTCCCAAATGACTTCTCCGTGTGGGCAGAGTTCAACCTGGAGACTGCCACCCAGGCAGGAGAGGCAATCTTGGCCTTCCAGAATGAGCAGATCCAGCGCCGGCTGAAGGAAGTGGAGCTGGTATCACTCACTGATCCTAGGGGTGAGGATTACTGGGAACCTTTCCATATCCCCTGCACCAACGCCAGCGACAACATCTCGGAACTCGGAGATGCCATGTGCAGGGCTTACCCTGACGCACCCTTCTCCATGTCCTACTGCGATCGGAAGGAAGGTCTCAGGAGCTACTCCCTGCGCTCACGTTTCGGCTTCGATGTCTCTGAAGTTGCCAGGGCGTTCGGCGGCGGGGGTCATGCAGGAGCTGCAGGCTTCACCCTTCCGACCCCGAAGGTCATTTAAAATCACTGGGGGCTTCGGCCCCCTTTCAAGGAGCATCACCATGACACCCGAAAAAATGCAGGCCATCATCGACAAGGCTGGCCTTTACCATACAGAGGCTGCCAAGTTGTTCGACAACGTCACCCGGCAAACACTCTCCAACTGGTTGAAGGGTATTCCCCCCAAGAACAAGTCGATCTTCGAGCGGGCGCAGAAGATCTGCAGCCTGCTGGAGCGCGCCACAGCGCAGCATCTGCTGCCGCTGCCGGCGGGTACCCCACCCAAAGAGCGCATGGGGAAGATCGTGGGCGTCATCAAAGCCATGATGAAGGGTAAGCCGGCCCAGGATTAAAAGGCTGGCTACGACCTTGACTCTGCCCCTTGTTTCGGGTAGCTTGAAAACCCTTCCACTACTATTTGTTGTTTTGAAATGACCCAACCGGGGGCACAAGCATGAAGTTCTTCGAGCAGTTACTACCTGAGTATGGCCTTATCTGCATTGCCAGGGCGCTACCAACCTCCGGGTTCGCCCACCGATTCTTCGACAACATCACGGATGCAGTTGAGTTCATGAAGATCATGGATGCCCAAGGGCATACCATGTATCTGGCTCAGAGTAGCTTCAGCGATATCGCCCTGCAAAACCAATATCACAACTCGACCCTACCCAGAAACCTCACCCCCGAAGAGCGCAAGGCCCAGCGCCGTGGGGAGCGCACCCATGCCAACGTTCACATGGTTCGCTCGTTCTGGTTCGACATCGACAGCGGCGAGGGCAAGCCCTACGTGGACCAGATCGCCAGCCTGAAGGCGCTCCGGCTCTTCTGCCAGCAGACTGGCCTGCCTTACCCAACCATCGTGAACTCCGGCAATGGCCTCTATGCCCATTGGTTCCTGGACCGGGATATCACCGGTGCCATATGGACCGCCACCGCCCAGATCTTCAAGGGTGTAGCCAAGGCGTTCGACTTCCATGCTGATGACTCAAGGACATCCGACTCAGCCTCGGTACTGCGCCCGCCGGGCAGCCACAACCGCAAGCGGGGGGCATGTAAGGAAGTGAAGGTCTGCGGCGAACTGACAGAGCCCATCGATTTTGACGGCTTCTCACACCAGCTCATGCGGCTCGCCCTGGAGAAGAAGGTCTCAACCTCCCCTATGGCGCCGCCGAAGCAGATGGACCCCAACGCCCAGTTCCTGCAGGGGATTGGCGGCCCATCCTCTTCAGCACATATCATCGCTGAGAAATGCAACCAGATCCGACACATCCGGGACACGCAAGGGCACGTTGACGAGCCATTCTGGTATGCAGCCATCGGGGTGCTGAAGTACACCATAGAGAGCCCCCAGATCATCCATGAATGGTCTGCTGGCCACCCGGACTATGACCCTCAGATCACCGACGCCAAGATCGCGCACTGGGGGGATACGCCACCTTCCACCTGTTTCAAGCTGGGGGAGGGGAACGCTGTTGGCTGCGCGGGCTGCCGCCACAAAGACAAGATTCGCTCCCCGATCGTACTAGGACACTCGCTCCCCGAGCCGGCGGAGCTTCCAGAGGACGCGCCGGCCGATGCCCCCGCTGGCTTTGTCATGGCTGATGACGGCATCCACTACAGCGATGGCGACATCACCACCAAGGTCTATGGGCAGAAGTTCTACCCCCTGTCTGTTGCCTGGGACCACTCACTGGGCTATGAGACGGTGACCTTCCGGCATGAGCTACCCCATGACGGCTGGCGGGACTTCACTATTCGCAGCTCGATGGTGCAGGATCTGAAGAACTGCCTGACGGCACTGCATGACAACCATGTGCAGGTTGTTGGAAAAAAGGAGAAGGGGCTCATGGTCCTGTACGCTGAAAGCTACCTCGATAAAGTCAGAAACGCCCAGAGATTAAGCCAGCTCTACTCCCAGATGGGGTGGTGCAAGGCAGACAACGACCCGGAGCTGAAGTTCGTGCTGGGTGCCAAGGTCTTCTCCCCTGGCCGGGAGGAGGTCGCGGGACTCGCCAAGAATATCCCGGAGATCGCCAGGTCGATCACGACGGTGGGAAGCGCCCATGAGTGGGCGGCAGCCACCCAGATCCTTGGCGGTCCCGGTATGGAGCCTCTGGCCTTCGCTCTCATGGCCGGTGCCTTTGGTGCCCCACTGCTGCGCTTCACAGGCTTCGCCGGCGCGCTGCTCTCCATGGTGGGTGCCACCGGTGTCGGCAAGACCCTGATCGGCTACTGGATACTGTCAGCCTATGGTGACCCAGCCAAGCTGGTGGTCCTGCGGGATGACACCAAGAACATGATGATCTCCCGCCTAGGGCTCTATGGCACCCTGCCGCTCTACATTGACGAGATCACGAACATCGATGCCATGGAACTCTCTGACCTGGTCTACAAGATCACACAGGGGCGCGATAAGGGGCGGCTCACCAAGAACGCGGTGGAGCGGGGAAATATTAACCAGTGGAACACCATCGCCGTAACATCTACCAACTCGTCCCTGATTGACAAGCTGGGCTATGCCAAGGCTGATGCCTCTGCCGAGATCAACCGGGTCTTCGAGTACCGGGTAACCGCGGCACCCCAGCTCACCAAGGAGGTTGCCACCGGGATCTACCGGACGGTCACTGGGAACTACGGTGGTATCGGTGAGATGTATGTGAAATGGCTGGTGACAAACACCGGCAAGCACACAGAGAATATCGACAAGTTGCAGGCCCATATTGACAAGGAGACCGGTGCCAGCCCCGACGAGCGGTTCTGGTCCGCGATCGCCGCGGCCTCGATCTACGGGGGGATGGTGGCGAAGAGCCTGGGACTGATCCAGTTCGAGGTGGCCCCGGTCATGAAGTGGCTCATCAGGACCATCCAGGGCATGCGGATGACCAAGGGTGACCACTCGATCGATCCCATCTCCATCCTGGGGCGCTTCCTCGATAAGCACTCCGCCAGCATCCTCTACGTGAACGAGACCAGCAAGAAGACTGTCACCCTGGTGCGTGGGGAGCACCGCGGCGCCGTGGTCGCCCGCTTGGAATTGGATACCCTGAAACTCTACATCTCCCGCGATGAACTCCGCCGTGACATGTTCCGGAACTTCGGCTCCTACGACCTGGTGCGCTTCGAGCTATCCAAGGTTAAGGCGCTCTTGAAACACGACATCCGGAAGAACCTGGGCGCCGGCACCATGGTCTCAGGGGTCCAGCAGGCATGCTGGGAGATCGACCTGACGGCACCGGCGCTGGGACATGTGAAGATGGCTCTGGTAAACGGCATGGCGACTGCGGGAGGGGTCAATGCCGCGTTTGCATAGGAAGAAATGCCCGGTCATCGGCAAGGTCAGGTTCGCCATCAAGAGTCATGTGCTGAACCAGATCGCCATAGCAAGAAAGTTCAAAGGGATAAGCCTGGAATATTACAAGTGCCCGCATTGCCGGGATTTTCACTTGACCAAAAGTAGGAGGGCATCATGCGAAGAAGAAACACTGCAACCCTGTTTACCCTGATTGTCATGTCACTGGTTATCACCTTCATGGGGATCGTCGCCGCGACTGAGCACACCACCCGCCAGCACAGGAGCACGAGATGGTAAGATACGTCCTTGGCTTCGCCTTCAGCGAGGATCTGGAGCGGGTAGTGTTGATCGAGAAGAACCGTGGGCCGGCCTGTAACATCGGCAAGTTGAACGGTATCGGTGGGAAGATTGAGCTGGGGGAGACAAGCCCGGACGCAATGGAGCGGGAGTTCCTGGAGGAGACCGGGGTGCTGATCCCCTATTTCCTGTGGAACCCACGCGGCCATTTCAGTGGGCCCGGCTGGCAGGTTGAGGTCTTCTACGTGGTGACAGACCTGGTGGCCGGGGTTAAGACTATGGAAGCAGAACAGGTCGAGATCCTACCCAGGACACTCCTAGGTCTGGGTGGTTATAAACTAGGTTCCAACGTGGAGATGCTGATGCAGCTCTGCTTAAAGCAGGATATCATAGGTTTTCAATGGGAGGAGAGATGAAAGCTAGCGATACCCAGGAGGGTGGGAGCCACTACAAGATCATGGCCATCCAGCCTGCAGAGTTTAGCCAGAAGAATCAACTGAACTGGTGCGAGGCGAACGTGGTTAAATACGTCTGCCGGCACCGGTCAAAGAACGGTAAACAGGATATTCTGAAAGCGATCCACTACCTCCAGTTGCTCCTGGAGTGGGACTACCCAGAGAAAGATGCTGCAGACCATACAGCAGCAGTTTAAGGACGTCCTCTCTGGCACCCGGGGTTATGTAGATCTCCGACAGCTCCGCAAGGAAAGCGGTTTCTGTCAGGACCGGCTGCGCGCCCTGGCCCTGGAAGCGGGTTGTGAGATCTACACCAGAGACGGGCTGAAAGCCATCAAACCCGGAACTACCCAGTGGGGCGTGTTCCCAGAGTCATAGGCCGCCGGGCTGCCCTTCATGGTAGCAGCTATATTTGGTGGGCAACTAAATATACCGGCGGCTCACAGACCCCTCCACCCCCGGATTGGCCGGCAGGGTG